CTTTCATCAGGCAACCTCAATAGTAGAGAGGTCTTGATAGAGATAATCCATCAGCATTTCGTAGTCATCAAGGGGATCTCCAGAAAACACGACACCATTATTTTCATAGTAGCGACGTACTTTCTTATAAAGTTTCGGACTCTTTACATCAAGGTAGATATCCCCGTTAGCAGCAGATCTCAAAGTGCTAACATCTTTCTTGAATTTTTCGATCAGAGACATTGTTGTGTGTTGAATACCTTAGTATTATAAGCGCTTGACTTTATATAGTCAAGGTGTCAGTCAGGAAACTGACAATCGAAGTGACAGGATTCGAACCTGCGACCTCCTGTTCCCAAAACAGGAGCGCTACCAAACTGCGCTACACTTCGGGTTGGTAGTTCCTATCGCCGCCAGTCCTGAACTACCAAGGAGACTGTCGCAGTTGAGTGGTCTCAACAGAAGTAATTATACTACTTCTTGTGCCCTTTGTCAAATGGTGCCCAGTGTTGCCAGTTGTATTTGTGGACTGCCCACATCCCCATAATGGGAACGAAGATAAGGGCATAACAGAGAGCTCCTAAAAACAAATCGTTGTTTAGTGCCGTTGCTGCGAAGTGTCCCATTACTGTTCTGAAAAAATAGAAACTACAAATAAAAATACACCAAACATGCACATAAAAAACAAAATTCCTAACTCGACGACCATGTTTCCCAAGGATCACAGTTGTATACACAAGAATCTGGATGTGCCCACTCTTCTTGTTTTAATGAAGATAACTGAGATCTTAATCTCTTAACCTCTTCTTTAAGCCAAAAATTTTCATTTTCTAATTCTGTGATTCTGTCCATAAATGTCTGAAGTATCTGTCTACATGATTTAGACAATCTAATGGTGCTTGTTCTGCTGTGTGTGCCCAATCATAGCAAAAGTCAATCATATCAAGAGTAATATGATTAACCCCATACATTCTAGAAAAAGATGATGTGGCAAAATGAAACCTAATTTTAATGTGCGGTTCCATTCCCCTTGTAATGTTCGGATTCATAGTAGTGCCCCTTCTTAGAACCGAAATAAATTGTTGTTAAAACAAAAGGCACTGCTACGATTACCAATGCCCGTCCCAATAAATGCTCCATGTTTTCTTATCTGGTATGTGCGAAATAACTGATGTTAATACAAACCATTCTGATGCTGTGGAATAAACCACATGTTTTTTATCGTTGACTGTAACGATATACTTTCGCATTATTTAAATTCATCTCTAGTATACTTATAAGGCAATGATGCTTCCAAAGTTTTTAGAAGATCTCCATACTCACGATACCTTCTGTCACCAGCAATGAAATGATGCTGACGTTTCCAGATGGCATCAATGAGAAGTTCTGTCTGTTCGTTAGTTAAATTCATTCTATTCGAATACGGGTTTTACTGGTGGATTGAATTCGTCTCTGTGTGCTTTCATAACGTGCTTAGGAACACCGTAGTATCCCATATGCATCCACACACAGTCAATATAACGAAGATCCTCACGATCTGCGTCAAATGTCGTCATATCACAATAATAAACAATGTCTTGTGGAACCTCAACTTTTTTCCAAGTTAATGGTTCTTCAATATAAAATGGAATCATTTTTCTTTCATCATTTTTTCAACACGTTTTCGCATGTCGGACATCTTTTGTTTCTCATGGTCCATATGAAAATAACCATGCTTACCTCTCATTATCATTGTGCCGTGATAAAACATCGTGGCAGCAAAGATAAGCAAGAGTACAATACCAATTATTTCAGGGTAATGTTTAACCATGGTAGCACAGGGGGTATAGCTCCGACAAGCCTCAGTAGTCCTTCAGCAAATAAAGCAAGAACCACCCAACCGACGCACATACTAATGATAGAAGCATTACGGTTGTGTCGTCGTATTGCTGCATCGATCATCTCCTGACATTCGCGTTGAGAGATTAATCGTTCATCACTTTTCATCGCCAAGGTATTTTGCTAGTGGGTCGTGTCTAGTTTCTACAATGGCGCACGCTCTTTTGTAGAACATATTGTCTGTATTGCCAGACTCTTCGAAGACAGCCTTGACTTTCACCCAATTATTATAGGTGTGATCGTCCATAGGTTCTTTTTGCGGGAGTATTTATTAGCTATAATAGAAAGAAGTTCTACTTTGTCAACTATGTGTTGATTTCAAGAAATTGTTAAGAACGGAAAGGAGAGGATTCGAACCTCCGGATGCTTACACATCTCCTGTTTTCAAGACAGGTGCATTAAACCGCTCTGCCACCTTTCCAGTTTTATCTGACTTCGAAGTCCAGTTTGCGAACTTTACGTTGTCGTCTTGCCTCTTGCCATTGAATATCTTCATTGGTAAGAACACCTTTCTTATTCTTGGTGTTGTATGAGTTTAGCATAACAACACTAGACAAGTCAAGTGCTGATACTTTATCACCACGAATAGTTGCCATGTTTGGGCAACCGCATGTAACGGTCTTATTCTGGCGTCCCTCTAACTCCTTACCACAGGAGCGACACCTAATCTTTATATTATCCATCAGTATAATGTGGTATACTTCTTCAGTTTTCAGTTATTTATATGGGTGATGAGGGATTCGAACCCCCGACCAATTGCGTGTAAAGCAACTGCGCTACCACTGCGCCAATCACCCGTGATCACATTGTAGCATATACTCTACGGTTTTGGCAACATCTTCCATTGCCAGTCGTAAGTCTTCTCTTTGACCCGACTCTTGCTTGCATACGGGACGACGATTATCTGTAAGAGTCCAACGCCAGCGTTTCATGCTTTCGCAATACCAGAGTTTGATATTCATACGCTACTCAATAGTCATGCCTATTTAACAGGTCTGAATTTTTTCGATACAAAGCATAACAATAACTTTCTGGGTCAGCATCCATAGTGTGATGTGCGTGAGTATGGATTCCTTGAATCAATAAAAGAGATCCAATAATTAAAAGGTTAAAGTGAGTTATTGGGGAGCAAAGAATTTTTTTCATAAAAAAAGGGGGACCGAAGTCCCCCGTATTATAGCACATCAGAAACGATACTTGGTGCTGAGTTCTGCTTTCCAACTGGTTTTGCCAGAAGTTTGTGTTGCTTCGGCTTTCAGTTTAGCAGAGAGTTCATCGGTCAGTTTGATACCAGTGCCGATCTCAGCAGCAGCAAAACCAGCAGAAGATCCACCATCAGGGGTCTTAGCACCACCACCCATTTCGACATAAGGTTTTAGAGCACCAACTTTCCAGTCATAACCCAGACGTGCCTGGTTGACTGCTTCCTTGTAGTTAGAATCAGAGAACTTAAATTCAGATTTGGTCATCACGTAGGGACCAGCAAGGGCAGGTGCCGTCACCATAGGGATGGCAAGGGCGGCAAGAGCGAATGCTTTCATTTGTTTTTCCTTTGAATAGAGTTTGAGTGTCTCAGAAAAAAAGACCCCTACATTTTAGCAGGGGTCCGTTGTTTTGTAGTTAAGGGTTAGTTAACTTTCAGTTATCAGAAGCTGTACTTTGCGCCCAGCTTAACCCCATAACCGTTCTCAGCACCATTAGCGCCACCAGCGAATGCGAATTCGCCGTAGACTCCAACTGCTTCGGTAGCGGCAACAGAAGCGCCAACCTTACCAGAGATAACGGTGTCGGAAGCGCCGCCATCAGGAGTGACGAAGCTAGGACCGATTTGAGCATAATAACCTACGCTATCACCAGCGGTGCCTTCCCAACCAATGTGCAGGTCGGTGGTCGTGCTGGTGTAGTCGCCGCCAGTGAAACCAGAATTGGCTTCGACGTTAACGTAGGGTCCTGCAAAAGCAGCACCAGCGAAAAGGGGAGCAGCAGCGGCAGCTGCAATTACGGATTTGATCATTTTTGATACCTCGTTATTTTCTCGCAGAGTAATACCTGCGGATGGAAAGAGACTCGACGTGTCTCTGTTTAACTTCGTGACTACTTGCGAGTAGTTGAGGCTTTCATCACAAGGTTATTTATAAAGTTTTACAACAATCGGGAATTCGGATTCCCGAAGCGGATGACGCGATTCGAACGCGCAACCAACAGCTTGGAAGGCTGTGACTCTACCGTTGAGTTACATCCGCAAGCGGTGGGAGATTGCTCTCCCGACACATCCTTCACACGGACAGGAGTATTATAAGACAAGAAGTGTATCTTGTCAAGCCACTCGTCGGACTTGAACCGACGACCTACGGTTTACAAAACCGTTGCTCTATCCAGCTGAGCTAGAGTGGCAACTCCTCCACCTGGGCTCGAACCAGGGACATTCTGATTAACAGTCAGACGCTCTACCGACTGAGCTATAGAGGAATAAGGAAACATAAAGTTTCCAACGACTCAGGAGGGATTCGAACCCCCGACCAACTGCTTAGAAGGCAGATGCTCTATCCTGCTGAGCTACTGAGTCTGGCGTTGAGAGGAGCGGCAGTGCCTTTCCCTCTCAACTCAGATATTATAGACCGTCTTGGTCAGGGCGTCAACCCTCTTCCGTTGGTTCTTCTTCTGCTTCTTCGGTGACCTCTGGTTCTGGTAGTGTGACTCCAACTGCTTCCAGATACTCAATAGCACCTTGTGTTTTCAAAAGAACTTCTCTGGTTCTTGTGGATTGCGTTCCAAGTTTTTCTAAGTCAGAAGCAAGAGCATTTCTTTGCTCAACCAGTTGCGTAAGATGTTGTTGTTGATCGTTCATTACGTTTAATTATGTTCTCATTATTTATAAAAATGAAACCACTAAATAAAAAAAGATAAACCTGAAAATCAACAAATGAAAAAGTCATTGATTGCTCTCGGTATGTTATTGATGGCGGCACCCGCACATGCCGATATTACTACAAAATTAACATCTAGCGTTCAATTGACAGTGAATGCCGCAGCAACTCAGGTAGAAAGAATTGGAAGTTCTTTTTCAATTTCTGGTAATGGAGTTGCTACAACAGACGGAACTACCGCTAATACAGTTTCTGCAGGAACAATTACCAGTGGAGTTTATGCACCTGGTACGATTGCTGCAACACAAGCTACCAGCGGAAACTCATTTAGTTTCAGTCAATCCTATACACAAGGTGATGCAGTTTCAACCTCTGCACCAACTGTTGGTTCAGTAGGCAATTTCTCAAATCAAACCTCAACTGCTGCCGGTTCTGCAGGAACTCTTGCAGGTACGATTACAACAGCAGGAGCAATGGGTCTCACGGCAGGTGGGGCTGGAACAACAGCAACCGGACAATTTGTTTCGGAGATTACTGTTAAGTAGTAATGCACACTGATACTAATGAAGAAGACTATCATCGGTGCCCTAGGTGTAACTTTGTTCTGTGTATTTGTCCCGAGGACTTCACAGGCAGTGCCTGTAGTACCAAATTTTACACAGGGCTCGATGACTTCTCATACAGAGACAACAAGCACAGTTACGGAGACTATAAATTCGATTGACTATAACACGGGATATCAATATTCAGTAACTGGAAACGGAGTAACAGCATCAGGAGATCTTTCACCAGGAACTGGTGCAAATAATGTAACTATCGAAGGCGTGACTTCATCATGGACAGGACTAACAAGCAAACCATCGTTCACCCAAACAACTCCTGGAGCAGCGTTTCAATTCACGGAAACGTATCAAGGTCCGGGTTTAAGCAATCAAACGATTATTCAAAGAACGACGGAAATAAAAAGCGTAACCGACACTACAAGCATCTTTACACAGTAATCCTAAGTGTTGCATCCCTCACGCTGGTCCAACAAAGAGTTCTTGCTGAGACTGTTGGTGGTGTTAGCGCCACTGCTAGTCCTGTTGCTAATTCCTCCGGATCAGTCACCAACCAAGCCATTCAAGTCTTACAAGGACCTTATATTACAAACACCTACGGTGGTGGAATCCAGTGTCAAGGACCAACACTAAACATAACACCATTTGTAACTGGTGCTGCTTCTATGCAGAAACCTTATGAACCATATTATATGGATCCTGTATATGATATGAGAGACTTGAATGATGATGGTTCATTAGATAATCCCGGCAATATTTTATATCATGTTCCTACAAGAACTGGACAAAAAGATAATTACAATTTGTCCGTGGGCGTCAGTGCTACTTGGAGCATCCCACAAGACAAGAAGTTACAAGATCAGTGTAAGGAAGCAGCAGCATCTCAAATCGCCTTACAGCAGCAAATAACCGCCAATAAGAGATTAGACTTTGAAATTGCCAGACTCAAGAATTGTGGTGAGTTGAAGAAGCAAGGAATTTATTTCCACCCCAAGTCTCCATATTATAAAGTGTGTGCGGATGTGGTTGTTACTAACCCTGGCGGTGTTATACCTCCACATAGACATTCTATCCCTTCGGTTTCA